TCCGTTCTACCTGAAGGCAACACATCTAGTCGTATGTATATGAATGGAACATTACGTTCATGGGTCCACTATATACAACTGAGGTCTGGTGTTGAAACACAAAAAGAACACCGTGAAATTGCATTAGCTTGTGCTGAAGCAATTAAACCTATTTTCCCTATGATTGAGGAGTTTATAAGTGAGTAATATGTATAATGATGTAAAAACTTTCATTGAAGCCTGTGACCAAGAAAGAACGGTTGAGAATTCTAATTTATATTGGAACTTGATTGAAGAGGAGTACTTGGAATTTTTAGATGCACCAGATGATACTGAGGAATTAGATGCTTGCATGGATATGATTTGGGTCATTCTAGGTTTATGTTACATGAAAGGATATAATGTAGAAGGTGCTTGGAATGAAGTCGCTCGTTCTAATCTATCTAAGATTAATCCAGAAACGGGTAAAGTAATTAAAAGAGAAGATGGGAAAGTTTTGAAACCAGAAGGTTGGACTCCACCATCATTAGAACAATTCACAAAATAATAACAATAAGGCTTTAACTATGGAATATCTTGGTATTAATATTGAATTAGAACGTGATAAATTATTTGATGATTTAGGTTTAAAACGTTTGCGTGAATCTTATATGAAAGAGGATGAAACATCTCCACAACAAAGGTTCGCATATGTCTCCAAAACGTTTGGAAGTAATCCTGAACACGCTCAACGTCTTTATGACTATTCGAGTAGACACTGGTTATCCTACGCAACTCCAATTTTAGCATTTGGTAAATCAAGCAAAGGAATGCCAATATCATGTTTCTTAAATTTTATCAATGATACGGCCGAAGGCCTAGTTGACAACCTATCAGAAACTAATTGGTTGTCAATGATGGGAGGTGGCGTTGGTATTGGTTTTGGTATACGTGCAGCTGATGAGAAATCAACTGGTGTTATGCCTCATTTAAAGATATATGATGCTTCATCATTAGCTTATCGTCAAGGTAAAACACGCCGTGGTTCATATGCAGCTTATCTGGATATATCACATCCGGATATCATTGCATTCTTGGAGATACGCAAACCAACAGGTGACCCCAATGTCCGTTGTATGAATTTACATCACGGCATTAACATTACCGATGACTTCATGGAAATCATTGAGAAGTGTATGTTGGATCCAAATGCAGATGACTCATGGGAATTAAAAGACCCACATTCAAATGAGGTTCGTGAAGTTGTTTCTGCTAAATCTTTATGGCAAGAAATCCTAGAATTGCGTATGCACACAGGTGAACCATATATACATTTCATTGATACTAGTAATAGGATGTTGCCAAAATGGTTGAAAGACAAAGGTTTGAAAGTACATCAGTCCAATCTTTGTTCTGAAATCATTTTACCGACTAACAAAGATAGAACAGCTGTGTGTTGTTTATCCTCACTCAATTTGGAATACTATGATGATTGGAAAGATAACGAATTATTTTTACGTGATATTGCTGAAATGTTGGACAATGTTCTTCAATATTTTATCGATAATGCTCCTGATACTATTTCTAGGGCTCGTTACAGTGCAAGTCGTGAGCGCAGCATTGGTATTGGTGCTCTTGGCTGGCACGCTTTACTTCAAAGAAAGAATATTCCATGGGAAGGACCGTTAGCTAAAGGATTGAACAATCAGATATTCAGTAAGGTGAGAGGTAAATTAGATGAAGCAAATAAACAATTGGGAACAGAACGCGGAGAAGCGCCGGACGCAACTGGTACAGGCAACCGTTTTAGTCATCTCATGGCTATTGCTCCTAATGCTTCCAGTTCTATTATTATGGGAAATACTTCGCCATCGATTGAGCCCTATCGTGCTAACGCTTATCGGCAAGATACGTTGTCTGGTTCGTTCCTTAACAAGAACAAATACTTAGATAAGTTGATTCAAGAAGAATCCAAAAAACACACAGAAGGTTGGGCTGATGAAGTTTGGTCATCTATTATTGCTAATGATGGGTCTGCTCAACATTTATCTTGGATGGACGATTACACCAAAGATGTATTTAAAACATCAATGGAAATTGACCAACGATGGATTATTGAACATGCTGCAGATAGACAAGTCTTTATTGACCAAGCGCAATCTTTAAATCTATTCTTTAGACCAGATACTCACATCAAATATATACACGCTGTACATTTCACAGCATGGAAAAAAGGTGTTAAGACTTTATACTACTGTCGTTCTGAAAAGATTGGTAAAGCAGATAAGGTGTCTAAGAAAATTGAACGTGAAGTAATTAAAGAATTAGATATGGAACAAGTAGCACAAGGTAATGATTGTATTGCATGTGAAGGATAAATATGAAACATTTTGATATTAAGTGGTTTGCCACCGGTCTATTTGTATTTGGTGGTACCACTGTGGCAACTAGAATGCCATGGATTGAATGGGCATTTCCCTGTTTTGTTATTGCTCATATGATATTGTTATATGACTTTCATAGAACACACAAAAACTCAGCGTTGATGTTTCAAAATTTATACTTTTTGGTCGTCAACATAATAGCAACATATATTTGGTTTGCAGGATAAAGAATGATTAAAAAATTAGAACATAAATTAACAGAAGAGCGTTCATACTTCAAACCATTCAACTATCCGTGGGCGTATGATGCTTGGTTGAAGCATGAACAATCGCATTGGTTACACACCGAAGTTCCTATGTTGGATGACGTTAAAGATTGGAAGAAAAAGTTATCTGCCGAAGAAAAACAATTCTTAACACACATCTTTAGGTTCTTCACACAAGGCGACATTGATGTGGCTGGTGGTTATGTTAAAAACTATCTACCGTACTTCCCACAACCAGAAGTTCGTATGATGTTATTGGGATTCGCAGCCCGCGAAGCATTACACATCGCTGCTTATTCACATTTGATTGAAACATTAGGTTTACCCGACTCAACATATAACCAATTCTTGGAATATGCTGAAATGAAAGAGAAACACGAATATGTCATGGACATATCTGCTCAAAACACAACTAAAGAAAATACAGCCACACATATTGCAGTATTCAGTGCTTTCACAGAGGGTATGCAATTATTTTCATCCTTTATTATGTTATTGAACTTCCCCCGCCATGGTAAGATGAAAGGCATGGGACAGATTGTTACTTGGTCTATTGTTGACGAAACTCAACACGCCGAAAATATGATTAAATTGTTTAGAACGTTTATTGAAGAAAATCGTGAAATTTGGAACGATGAACTGAAAGAACGCATTTATTCCATCGCTGAAAAGATGGTTGAATTGGAAGATAAGTTTATTGACTTGGCCTTCTCTATGGGAGCAATGGAAGACTTATCCTCAGAAGATGTTAAAAAATATATCAGATACATTGCTGACCGCCGTTTAATCAGTCTAGGCATGAAAGGTATATTTAAAGTGAAACGTAATCCTTTACCATGGGTAGAGGAAATGATTAACGCACCAACACACACCAACTTTTTCGAGAACCGAGCTACAGATTATGCTAAAGGTGCATTGTCCGGTAACTGGGGTGATGTTTGGGCATAGCATAGGAAAACATATGAATCAGAAAGCTCTTACTGGCGATTGCATCAACTGCGAATCCACATTTGAATTAAATTTTTACAAAGAATACGTATCAACCGACCAACCTAAATTTTGTCCATTCTGTGGCGAAATTGTTGAAGAATTCACCGATGACTATATAGAAGAAGAATATAGTGAAGAGGATGATTCGGAGTGGGACAATTAGAATGGAAACACAATAATGAAATATTCACCGAAACTCATATTGACAACAATATCGGTTTCGTGTATATTATTGAAAATGTATTATCTAATAGAAAGTACGTTGGTAAGAAACTATTCTGGTCATCAAAGACCAAACAAGTCAATAAAAAGAAAAAGAAATTTAAAGTTCCTTCTGATTGGCAAGAATACTATGGCTCAAGTGAAGAACTTAAAAAGGATGTGGAAACATTCGGCAAAGAGAATTTCACTCGAACCATCATTCACCTGTGTAAATCAAAAGGTGAGTGTTCATACTTAGAAGCAAAAGAGCAGTTTATTCGTAATGTTATTGAAAGTGATGATTACTACAATACCTGGATTATGGTACGTGTAAGGAATTCCCACATCAAAGATTATATTGAGAGAAATAAGTATGAAGCAACCATTCCTACAGATTAAAGAAAATAAATGTGATGCGATTTGTATTATGCCGTCTCCCGACAGTAGGGAACAAACCGTAATACATGGCTTGACATATGTTGAGAATGGTGATAATATTGGGTCTTCTACAATGGGCAATTCTTATGATATTGTCACCTTTAGGGAATCTGACGAGGGATTTTATGATAAGGAACATTATCAGGCTATTTTAGTATGTCCTTATACATATAGTGAAAAAGTAATGAAAGATGGGTTCTTTGGCATTATAGCTAAACGAACCACAACTTCAGAAGATGTATTAAATTTGTATTTGAATAAAATTGATTATTTAATTGGAGATGAAGATGTTGAACAAAAGTGAATTGAAAGAAATATTGAGCAAGAGTATTGCAACAGTTGTTTTTGAAAAGAAAGATGGCACTATTCGTAAAATGAAATGTACTCTAAAAGAAGACATTTGTTCTTTAAAAGAAAACATTACAGAAACACATCCAACCACCATACATCGTAAAGAGAATGACAATGCTCTTTCTGTGTGGGATATGGAGAAATCAGCATGGCGGTCATTTCGTATAGATTCAATCAAGGAAGTTAGTTTATCATAATGCGTATTACAAGTGTAAAAGAAGCGGAACAGAAGGTATCGTCTGGTGGTGAACCTGATATGAAATCGGGTGTTAAATTATCCACTGCGCTTAATTGGTATAGTTATTATAAAGACCCAAAAGATAGTAAGAAATATCTTATTCATTATATGACCGTACATAATCATCCAAAAGAAGATATCGTCACACTTACCGGACTAAAAGAAACTCATTTCTCAAATGTTGGGTTTGTGTGTAGGTTGACTGAACGTGGATTAGTATTGGAGAAACACCAACTAACGTGGTTATCAGACCGCATCAAATTCTTACTAAATGTAGCTAAGACTATCAAAGAGCAAGATGAAGAGGATGATAATAAACCTAAGGTTAACATCCAGGAACGCATCCATGAACAATCCTCAGAGTTTATAGGCGAACTTGAAGGATTCCTTGATAATTACAAAGAAACCATTAATACGTATGAATGGATGGCAACCAATGGCGTCAAGGCACCACATGCTCGACTGATTGTTTCTCACTTTATTCCAAAATTAGTTGAACCTGTACTGGTATTGTCCGGTAAAGCTTCCGAAGACTTAACCGAAGCGTATAGTTGTTTCACTAAAGCTAATATTAAGAAATTTGTTGCTTTCATTCAACAAATCATTGATGATGCTAATCGGATTGTTAATAATTCTAAGGTTACTCGTAAACCTAGGAAATCCAAGAAGCCATCAGCTGATAAGTTGATAGCTAAAATGCAATATAAGAAAGAAGATATTGAATATAAAGTGGTGAGTGTCAATCCTATTGAAATTATTGGTGCCCAGCAGTTGTGGGTGTTTAATACCAAGACAAGGAAATTAGGAGTATATAATGCGGAATCTCCAAATAGTCTAACTGTCAAAGGAACTTCAATTTATGCCTATGAACCCAATACGTCAAGCTCTAAGACACTCCGCAAACCAAATGATGTATTACAGGACCTTGTCAAAGCAACAGAACGCAAATACAAATCCACATTTGAAGGAATCAACTCAACAAAACAAGAGTTGACAGGACGAATTAATGCTGATACCATCCTCTTAAAG